CGTTGCCGCACCCGGCACCAGCTGCTGCACCTGGATCCGGTGCAGGGCCTCGGCCAAGGCGTCGAGCACCCCGCTCCAGTCCGGCGAGAACTCGGCCAGCAGGGCCACCGTCTGCAGCAGGCGCGGACCATCGCCATCGGCTAGCGCATCCAGCATCGCGGCAACCTGGGTGCGGTCGACCGTACCCAGCATCGCGCGCACCACATCCTCGCGCAGCGCACCGCCGGCATAGGCGATCGCCTGGTCCAGCAGCGACAGGCCATCACGCAGGCTGCCATCGGCGGCCTTGGCCAACTGCACGATCGCGGTCGGATCGGACTCGATCTCCTCGGCGGCCAGGATCTTCGTCATCTGGCCCTGGATCTGCTCTTCGTCCAACCGCTTCAGGTTGAACTGCAGGCAGCGCGAGAGCACCGTCACCGGCAGCTTCTGCGGATCGGTGGTGGCCAGCAGGAACTTCACATGCTCCGGCGGCTCTTCCAGCGTCTTGAGCAGCGCATTGAACGCCGCCTTGGACAGCATGTGCACTTCGTCGATCAGATAGACCTTGTACTTGCCGCGGGAGGGCATGTACTGGGCGTTCTCGATCACCTCGCGGACATCATCCACACCGGTATTGGACGCGGCATCGATCTCGAGCAGATCGATGTAGCGGCCGGAGTCGATATCCAGGCAGGCCGGGCACTGGCCGCACGGATCGGCGCTGGTGCCCTGCTCGCAGTTCAGCGACTTGGCGAAAATACGGGCAATGGTGGTCTTGCCGACCCCGCGAGTGCCGGTAAACAGGAACGCATGGTGCACCCGGCCGCTGTCCAGCGCATTGCTGAGCGCACGGACCACGTGTTCCTGGCCCACCAGCTCGGCAAAACGCTTCGGACGCCACTTGCGGGCAAGGACGAGATAGGACATCAGGCCACCGTCTTCATCGGGACGACCATTGTGCCACGCCTGTCCAGCCCCCCTGCCCCCTGTGACGAACCGCTTGTGCGATTCCGATTCCCCCGCTAGAATCTGCGCCCCTGCAGCGGGTTGTGTGCGGCAGGTCCGGAGAGGTGTCCGAGTGGTTGAAGGAGCACGCCTGGAAAGTGTGTAAGCGTCTAAACCGCGCTTCGGGGGTTCGAATCCCCCTCTCTCCGCCAGATACGCAACTAAGCCCCTGATTTCAGGGGCTTTTTTGCTTTTAGTCACAGCGTTACCATCATCTAGTCCATGCGTATAGCAACGGCCGCTTCAGCGCTTGCTCTCCGTACCGACATGCCCGACCCGACTCAACAGAGAGCAAGGATTGCGCAGGGTTGACCTCCGCGAGACAACCTACAGCTTTAGCCCACACCGCTCTATCTAGCTACCTTGACTCTAGCCGCAGTTGACAGAAGATTGGGGGGAAGATGCCGATGCCTCCACAGGCTCGCGCTAGAGCTATGCACCTAACGTGGGCGTTATGCCTATTTGTGCATGTCATGGAATGAACTAAATCCGGGGGAAGACTTTATGCTGCGCTTGTTTACTCTGCTTTGCCTGTTGGTCGCGCTTGGAATGCCAGCGACGGCGGATGCCTTTGTCACAAAGAAGAAATATGCCGAGTACCTCTCATCCCTGCCACCAGAGGGTGACCAGCCGACGCAGGAGTACGTTCAGCGCGCTGTTGAGGGCTACTTCAAACTGAGATTGAAGGATGCGGAGTCGGCCAGGTACGAGTGGGGCACGATTGAACTGGGCACATGGAAGGGTTTTGCTGAGAGGTTCGGCACTCCCGGATGGATTGCGACAGTGCATGTAAATTCAAAAAACAGCTACGGCGCATATCCAGGCTTCAGCCCATTCAAGTTCATTTTTCGGTCTGGCAGCATCATTGAGGTCTATGAATTCCGCGAGCGCGAAAACGCATGGGTAGCGTTAATCGGCTCGGACGGTGCCCCGATCCCACCACTTCCCGTGCCGTAACCACAGGAGGAAAGCCACCGGGGACTGGATCAGTGGCGCTATCCAGTCTCTTTGCTATATATCAAAGTCTCGCGATTGGCCGAGCGGATGTTCTGGATGCTGGTGATGTTGAAATCTTTGCCATCAAACGCTATCCGCATCGCGGCATTAAGATCGCCCCTATAGCGAATCGTAAATTTGACGCTGTCCTCAGCCTGCGTAGCTGCGGCAGCCCAGAATTCGCGACCCAGCAGCGGTTCCACCTTCGCAAAAACGCTGGCGTAATCAGCCCACACTTCAATCATCGCACCGGTATTCGGATCTTGCTCGATTGTGAGCTGCTGAAAAGTAATCTTTCGGTTCAACTCCTGCGCTGTGTAACTCATATAAAGATCAGTCCTCTTTCTTTGTACGGATCAGCCGCCGGGGCTTCAGTGGACTGCGCAGCGCCCATCGCCATTGCCAAAGCCACCATCCCGTCGATGCGTCCGGTGGCACGGCTCTTATCCAGCTTTCGACTGCCCGCAGGGTCTTTAGTGATTACTGCATTGGCCGCGCACATGCTCAACACGGGATGCGCACCGTGAGCCATCCGCTCATTGACCAGCTCTGCCTCCAGTGTGTCGATGGCTGGTCCCATGTCTTTGAAACCTTGGCCCCACGGCACCAGCGGCAGCTCTACACCGATGGCGTCCAGTTCCTTCTTCAGCAGGTCGATGCGCCACCGGTCATAAGCGATGGTCTGCACATCAAAATCTGCCAGTAGGTCGGCAATCTCTCGGGCTACATGCGCATAGTCAACAGAAGCGCCCGGAGTGGTCCGCAGGAATCCTTGCTGCGCCCACAGATCATAAGGCGACCGGTCACGCTTCGCACGCTCTGCTAAGCCCACCTGCGGCGTCCAGAAGAAGGGCCGCACCTGCCACACGCCTTGCACCTGGCCTACCAGCACAAGAGCGGTGAGGTCAGTGCGGGCAGACAAATCCAAGCCACCAAATACCGGGCCGTCGAACGGCAACACAGCGCCGCCGTTGGCCTTCCACACCGCAGGCGAAACAAATGGGCTTTCAGTAGAGACACGCTGGTTTAGCAACAGGTTGCGGGCTGCGTTCTCCATGCTTGGCATACGCGCGGCCTGTTTCATCTGCTCGGCCAAATCGTCACGGCTGCGGAAGATGCCCAACGCGGGGTTAGCCGCTTGCCATGCAGTTTCGTCGGCGAGGTTTGCACCGTCCGGGGCTGCATACAGGTGGCAGACGATACGCGGATCGTTACTTGCCTGTGCATCATCAAGCCACACGCTCAACAGGTCGGCGTCGCTGGCGGCTTGGGTGGAAATCACCAATAGCAGCGGATCGGCGTGTGCGCCTTGGCTAGTGACGATGGCATCCACAAAGTCCGAACGGGGACCACGCACCTGCCCCACTTCGTCCAGAATCGCCAGCACCGGGGAAAGCCCATGCGCGGTCTTGCCATCTGCGGCCAGCGCCCGGAACTCCGTATTAAGAGGCAGGCCAATCAGCCGCTTTCCGCTGGGAACGATGCGAACCAGCTTGGCGAGCCTGGGTGATAGCTGCACCATCTTGGCGGCAAGATTGAACACCAGCGCCGATTGATCCCGGCTCATTGCCCCACTGACAATCTGGGCGTTCTGTTTAGCCTCTGGCCCCACTAAATGTGCCAGCAACAACCCTGCAATCAGGCCGGTCTTGCCGTTCTTCCTGGCAATGCTCAGATAGGCGCGGCGCGTCTTTTCGGGATTGTCATAGACACCCCGGATGAACTCGCGCTGGAACTCAGCAAGCACCATTGGGCGACCCACTTGCGCACCATCCGGCGTCAGGCAGTAGCGCTCGATGAACTCGATGACGGCATCGGCTCGCGTCACTTCACCACTCGCAGCGTCGGAATCAACGGATCGTGTTGTTCCTCTGCATCTCGTTCAACGTCCAGTTCGTTGCCTTGATCGCGGGCACGGCCTTGCGTGGCTTCAGGGTGGACGTGCAGCAGGCGCGACAACGTAACGACCCGGCGACCCAGCTTGTCCACTAGAGGATGCTTGGGGTTCAACTTGTCCCCGATCACGTCACCCTCTGCGGCAATCTCTTGCAACAGACGATCCACGTCAAATTGTGCACGCGCCAGCATTGCAGCCGTAGCGAGGTCGGCATCATTCCAGCGATGACGCGGCCTGTTGCGCATCAGCGCGTCCCAAAAGGGGGTTGCTTCCACAGGGAGACTCACATGCTCAGGAGGCAGCAAAGGGGCGTGTGCGGCGTTCTGGGCCGCTTGTACGGCTGCCGTGACGCTATCGGATCGCCCCCTCCTCATTTCACTATTGGACATAGCGATAAACCAGAGGATCGGGGACGGTCTTCGAACGTGAAACCTCTAGCGATTTTTCTTTCTGGTTCCACGGATGGGTCGGATCAATCGGCCAGCCATCTGCATTGCAGCCCCGGATCGCAACACCACTGCCTGCTCGCTCTCGCGCCGTCTTCGAGCTATGGCATGCGTGACACAACGGCTGGAGGTTCTCGCGGCTGTTATCGCTGGGATCACCGCTCACATGGTCCACGTCAGTTGCTACGTCGCTGCACCTGAGGCACAGCGGCTGTTCTGCCAGCACACGCGCACGCAACCTACGCCACGCTGCACTATTGAGCGGGATGGTTCGACGCGGATCAGCATCACGGCCGGTTGGGTTCGCCCGTCTCTTATTCATCGTCCGGGCGCTCCTGCTGCGCTTTGGTCAGGGCTGGCAAGTTCTCCAACCGCCTCACTTCGTCAGCAGTCATCCAACCGTCTTTGATGGCCTTGCCATAGAAGTCAGCGCGTGCCTCGGGATTCCCGCGCAACAACCCTTCTACGCTGTGCTCTGCCAGATAGCGGCGACGCGCCATCGGCCCGAGTAGCTGGCGTGCAATCTCGGTTTCCCACATACCAATCCAGCGAGCCAACGAGTAGCGCACAAACTGGCTGCCCAGCTCAGCAGTGTTGCTGTAGCTCGCGTGGGAAAGGTCTTGCAGCATCGTGGGCGGGACACGGAACAATCGCGCCACTTCCACCACAGTGAACTGCTGGGCGGAAATCCACTGTGCATCTTCCAGGCTCATGGCAAGCTGCTGGTAGGTCAGGCCGTTCTCAAGCACAGCCGTTTTGGCTGCATTGCCTGCGCCTGCGAACTGTTCCCGCCATGAGTCGCCAATACGCTTTGCGCTGGCATCGTCCAGGACGTTGGGAGTCTGCAATACGCCACTCAAACGCGCGCCGTTGCGGAAAGTGGATGCGCCATGCTCTCGCAGGCTCAGGCCAAGCCCTAGCGTGTCGCGTGCAATAGCGATGCGTGACCTGCCGAGGATGCTGCCCGGCTCAGCTCGATCACGCAGATGGAACACTTCACCTTGTAGGAGACGTACCACCTTCCCGTCGTCGTCGGTGTAGTCATACGCATGACGTCCCGATGACAGGCGGCTGATAGTCATATTGCGGGGATGGATCGGGTGCAGGCCAACCAACTCGCCTGCTCCGTTTGTCTCCATGCGAGCGTAGGCGTTTCCGTGCAGCAAAACCGCTGCCGTCATTTCCTCGCGGAAGGTGAGACCTGACTGGTTCGGGTTCGGCTGGCGCAGGACGCGTGCCAGTGGGTAGTCGTCCGCACGCACGCGCTCGCCATTCTCTTGGCGCTGGTAGACGTGGAGCGGAAGGCAGGCCGTGGATTCAGCCAAGGTCTGCACAGCCGCATAAACAGCCGTGATGCTCTCTGCCGATTTCACGTCCACGAAAGCGCCTGACGCGCTAACCGAACCACCATTAATCAGGGCGTTCCAGCTTGGGTCGCCGGATACCACCCGCTTCTCTGCACGCTTGAACGGCCAGATGTTCATCGTGCTGTCTCCAGCCAATAGCGCATCAACGCCAATTGCATCTCTGCAATATCGGGATTGCGATGCCGCAGATTTACCGTGGTGTTGGCGTAGGCGGGCCAGCTCTGAACGATGGACACTTCATGCAACTGCACACTTCGCAGCTCGCGCCGAGTGCCGTTCCAGCTCTCACCGTCTGCGTCAACCGTAAAACCAAACGAGCAACCCCCAAGGTCGCCACGTTGAGCCAGAGCCACCAAATCGCGCCCGGACTGGGTGTCAGGCAGACTCAGGGTGAAAGCCAAACCTTCGGCATCTTCATGCAGCTCAAGAGTGCCGCTGCGAGTGCGGCCCAGCACCTTGCCACTGTCATGATCGGCGAGAGCAAGAATGTCGGCACCCGAGTCCAGAGAGGCGCGAAATGCGCCCCTCCGGATGACCTCTGTAAAGCCGCCGATGCTGGCTTCATTATCGAAGCGCGCCACATAGCCGCTCAGCGTCCGGCCAGTGGCACGCACCTCTTGGGCGAACCGCTGTTCCATCTGCATCACGGTGCCTTGGTTGCTACCACGAAGGCCTTTTCGTGCCGGATCGCCACGTCCACCGTGCTCATGGCGCGTACCAGCACACCACCTCGGCGGTAAGGGGTTTCAGCGTAGGGATTCACCAGCAGCTCCACTGCGCCCCACTGGCCCAGTAGTACTTGGCTCCAATCGCCCAGGATGGCGGTGTCTGCCGGAGAGGCGTTGCTGGCGGCAACCGGGTATTCGCCGATGCTCTTGGCCGTGGCGATGTAGTCGCTGCCAGAGGTGGCTGCCTTGAGAATCTTGCGCAGGCCCGTCAGCACTGCCGGGGAGCTGTACCAGCCGGTCGGGGTGATGTTCAGACCTGCCAGCATCTGCTCAATATCCAGCAGCGAATCCCAGTCATCCGGCAGGACAGCGGTTTGCACACCGGCTCGGCCAATGATGCCCTGGGGCTGGCCTGCGGCACCGGAGCCCGCGATGACGGCAGCATCCACCGCGTTGGCGATGGCGAAGCTCAGATCCTCGCGTACCAGATCCTCGATGCCAGGGGCGCTCTGTTGCAGGAGCTGGCGGCTCATCTCGCTGATACCGCCCACATGCTTGGGCGAGAGCGTGACGCTATCGAAGTCCATGCCCGATTCGGAGAGCTGCTGGCCTTCGGTCACCCAGCCCGCAGACAGGCCCGCGCCCGCCTTGGGAATGGAGACATTGCCGGTCAGACCGGACAGTGTGCGGATGCCCAGCGTCCTGACCAGCAGCGAGTTGCGCAGCGGCCCGATGTAGAGGTCGGCGCGGTGGTCGGTGCCTACCAGTTCCGGCGCTGTCGCCGTGGTGTTAGCGCGCTTCTCGAAAGCAGCCAGCGGAACCAGGATCCCACCATGCTTGGCCTTGCCGTGGCGGCGTTCCAATTCGGCATGCAACTCGGCATCGGCACCGGTCAGGGCGCGGCCTTCCATGCCTGCTCGCAGGACGGTCAGCAGGGATGCGCGCTTCTCCAGCTCGGGGAGCGTGTCTGTGTTGCCAGTGATCGGCGTACCGATGCTACGGCGCTCAGCGTCATCCATGAACTGCTGACGCTGCTCCTGCTGCTCTAGATCGGTGATGGTACCTTTGATGGTGTCGAATTTTTCTGATTCGGAAGAGGTGAGTTGGCGATTCTCGCGCTGGGCGGTGTCCAACAGATTGCGGGCTTCGGCGACCTTTGCGGTGCGCTGCTCACGGATGGCGGTGATGCTAGGCATTATATTTGTTCCGGAGTAGTAGGTTCCGGATACCGATCCTATACATCGATAATATGGCGTCAAACAATCTCGATATTGATATGACGCGATACAACATGCAGTAAGCAGGAAATGAATTGTCGCGGCGGAATGCGCGGGTTTCGCGACAAGGACGCAGCACGGCAAGCGCCACATTCCCCGAGCGTTCCCACGTTCCCTCCTAATATTCGCATTTCCAATCTCTCATTACTTCTCTTATTACTTTTACCCTAAGAGGTAGGAACAGTAGGAACAGTGGGAACAACCCTTATGGCACGCAGGTTTCAGCCGTTCCCGCCTCGCTGGAGCGGGTAGGAACAGGCGGGAACACCTCAGGAATTTCCCATACCCAAGTTGGTGAGCCGTTAATGCGACGTTTGACGCGCGCCCAGCCCATGCGGCGCAAGATAGAAGCAACTCGCATCTCTGCGGCTTTGGTGAAGCGCTCAGCGGGCATTCCAATTCCGTGTTGAAGGATCGCGGCAATTGTCGCCTGCCTCGCCGTAGTCAGATATCGGTCAACAACCTCATCCCACGGATCGCCTTCTGCTCGCGCCTCCTGTTCTGCCTTAGCCTCGTCTGCGGGGACCTCCCACCAATTCTCTCCAGCCTTGTACCGGTGAACTGCCTCGGCAAAGAGCTGGGCGCGAACTTCGGCAAGCCATGACAAATCGACCTTACTGCACTCAATAGGAAGGAACCTGCGCGCCCCGGTAGGGTCTCTGTTCCAGTCGTCGCGATTTGTTGTCCCACTGAACACGCATTGTCGTGGATGGTCAGATGATCGAGTGGCGTAAGGCGCGCGGAACCGGTCAGATGCGGCAGTCATGACTCGCTTTACAGCGGTGATGTCTGCCCGCCTGAACGCATCCAACTCGGCAATTTCCAACAGCAACTTGCCTTGCAGTGCCATATAGAAATCTTTGTTACTCGGACTCTCAGACATTTCCGCAAACCAATCGTCACCAACCAATACACGCAGGCCAGTGGACTTGCCTCGACCTTGCGCCCCCTCCAGAACAGGCATGGCATCCACTTTGGACCCAGGCGAATATGCCCGTGCAACCATGCCGATTAGAAAGCCCTTGGATACGGCAACGGTGTAGGGTGTATGGACAGATCCAAAGCCAGTCGAGAATAGCCAATCCAGACGCTGCACTCCGTCCCATCTCAGGGCATCCAGCCACTCGACGGCGCTGCTACGCCTATTTTCATCAGCGATGACTGCGATAGCCGGAGCCATTGCCTGCGGTGGCATCTTGGGAATGCCTGCCTGTTCCTGCATGAAGATCGCAGCTTTGGTCGTGTCAGTGTCTGTCCAAGGACCGTTAGGCCCAATGATTTCGCCCATGAATGTATCCAGCCAGATCTTTCCCGACCACTCAGGATGGCCGCGCATAACTTTGGTGGCGTTAGCAGTGTTGGCGTGCGGTACTCCTGCACCTGTCAGAGTCAGGCCCAGCTCATCCCACATGTCACGTACATTATGTCGTCGCGGACGCGTCCTCGCTTGGTCGAGATTCGCAATGGCAGCCTGCTCTAAGCTCATCGGCGAACCTCCACCATAAGGTTGGTAGCCCGCTCGATCCGCTCAACTGCCGTAGCAAGGCGGGTATCATCCTCTCCACTCAGCGGCTGCCAACTAGTGAGCTGCCGTGCCGCCATAAGGACAATGTTTGCCTCTAGCGCCAGCACCGAAATAGCTGATATCAAGCCAGCTTCACGCATGGCACGCTGGGCCTGCCTCCGTTCCTCTGGCGAATCTGGCCAGTGACGCGGCGGCATGATGTCCGGCCAGCCCAGCCCCACCGCCACCAGCACGTCGATTGCCTTGCAGCCCCCGAAGCAATGCAGCAGCACTCTACCGTCGCGCTCGATAACAGTCAGCTTCTGGGAGGAACCCCCGCATGCTGGACAACGCGCGCGCCAACCCTGACCTGCCTTCTGCACCCGTTCCAAACGTTGCAACAAAGGCTCAGCAGTCGGATTCTGGACGTGGAAGATCTCTCTGCTCGGAGTGGCTCCAGAAGCCCCGACCCGCCAGCCTGGGTTTCGCTTTTCTAGGTTCTGCATCAAGCACCTCCCAAGCCAGAGCCAACACGAAACGGGAACAGCAACAGGCGTCCCACTTGGCGGCAGCGGTCTGCATCGGCATCGTCAAAATGTGATCGGGCCAGATACATGACGCCCATAATTTCGTCACTGACAGTCTCGATGGCGGCTCGGCCAAGGTACGCTGCCGCCTCTGCGCGGCCTGCGGTCAGAGCCAAAGACAGTTGATCGTCCAACTCGTCACCGATCACGCGGACGAATGAACGGAAGTCCTGAAGGGCGATCATGCGGCCGCCCTCTCTGCCTGTGCGTCGAGCCACTGGCGGACGTCACCCCAGCGCCAGCAGGTGATTCGACCTTCCAGTCGGATGGGCTGCGGGAAGCCGCCAGTTTTAACCCGACGCCACAAGGTCGGGGCTGACCACGGCAGGATCGGGAGCATTTCCTTTTCGCGCAGCAGGGCGCTGTCAGGCAATTGATGGAACGGAATCTGTGTAGTCATGTGTCACCTCATGCGTTGGGGTGACACGGACTTTATGCATCGGGACTAGTCACGGCCCCCGGCTATGCCAGCTTTCTTAATCTTACGCCGGATCGTATCCGGGTTCTCGTTAGGCTCAGCGATCAAGCGCGCGATCTCTGCGGCACTCTTGTCTGCGTGCTGCCGATCTGACCACTTTGCGTCAGCGCGACTCTGCCATTCCGCACCCTGGGATTGTGACAGCGTTTTGCGTTCCTTATTAGCGCCACGGAACGGCTCCCGCACCTTGTTTCCTGTTTTTGCCAGCGGCAGCAAGAAATCTTCGCGCTCGATCCCGTACTTGCGCAGCTTCATAAACTCCAAGTGGCGAAGCATCACCGGAACGTCATTCCTGCAACACGCATCGAACGCCGCTATGCGCCGTTGCATCAGCTCAGTCTTCGCCACTGAGTCGCGCAGGGCGCTTAGCCATAAATCGAACTCGGGAACGTTCAGTCCATGCCTCATCGCGGAAAACGCGAACTGCATCTGCCCGTCACCCGCGTGGTGATATCCATATTTGGAATGCTGCATCCAGCGCGGCAGGCCGTCCGCATCCACGTCGTCAGTCGTGTCTACGCCCGCCGCCATGCAAAGGCCCCTGTTGTCAGTCACGCCCCCGCCCCCCGGATCTGCACCACGTTCGCTGACGTTGGGGCCATGTCGATGAACTTAGCCCAGTCGGCCATCATGTTTGCGCGCTTGGCGAACAGGTCACCGCGACGATATGCAGCCTCGACTTTGTTTGTGATCGCGTGGGCCAACGCCATTTCCGCTACGTCGCGCGGGTAGGCGGTCCGCTCGCTGCACCAATCCCGGAAGGTCGAACGGAAACCGTGCGGGACAGCTTCGACCTCCATGCGGCGCATCACGGCAGAAAGAGTCATATCCGACAACATGCCCCCACGGGGCGCAGCGAACACATACTGCGATCCTGCCATCCTCGGCAGGGATTCCAGCAGAGCCAAGGCGCGCGGGGACAAGGGAACGCGGTGTTCCTTGCCTGCCTTCATTCGCACGGCTGGCACGGTCCACGTAGCACCGTCCAGGTCAATCTCATCCCATTTCGCTCCCCTAACCTCGCCGGAGCGAGTCGCAGTCAGAATGACGAATTCCAACGCTCGGGCTGCGACTCCCTCTCGGGTCCGCAAGTCGGCCACGAACTCATGCAGAGCGTCGATTGGCAATGCTTTGTGGTGCGCGACCTTCGCTACCTTGCTGGGCTTGGGCAGTACCGCATCCAGATTCCCCCGCCACCGCGCAGGGTTGTCGCCGTGCCGGTAGCCAGATGCAGTAGCCCACGCAATGACTGCCTCCATGCGAGCGCGCAGCCGAGTTGCAGACTCAGTCTTCGTTGTCCAAATGGGAGTAAGCACGTCCAGCATGTGGGATAGCTCCACCTTATCCACTGGCACCTTCCCAATGACGGGATAGGCATCTGCCGTTAGGGTGTTGGTCCACTGCTCGGCGTGCTTGGCACTTTTCCACTCCGGCCGTTTGGCGATGATCGTCTGTTCCGCGCACCAGCGGAAGGTTGGTGTGGACTTCAATTGCCCCTTGATGGAACGCCGCTGTTCAATCGGATCGATGCCCTCATCAATCTTCCGGCGGGCAACACGCGCACGCTCTCGGGCTTCGGATAGCGACACGTCCGGCCAGCCCCCCAATCCCATATCGCGGCGACGGTTGCCGACTACGGCACGTAGTATCCAATTGCGGGCACCAGCCTCAGACACCCTCAGATATAGCCCCGTTGCCCCACCCGCAGCGTGCATCCCTGCTTCGACCCGCCCGACTTGGAAAGCGGTCATTTCCTTTGCTTTTTTTGGCACTGCACGACTCTCCGCCATAATTGGGCATTTCGCATCTTCCCATCATCCTTACACACAGGACTGGGCGCAGTCGGATGATATGGCGTGAGGCGGAAGGATACAATCGTTTCCCTGAAAATCATGCACATAGAGCAGTACGTGAAGTGGGCTGACATGGAGTGAATTATGGGGGAGGCCGCCCCTCTCTCCGCCAGACAAATAAAAAGGCCGCCCCCAGGGGCGGCCTTTTTATTTGTCTTCCGGAAAGCATGGGGGCCGAGAACCCCAACGGGTTCGACGGATTCGCCAGGAGCGAATCCGGACAGCCGAACGGCTGGCCCTGGAGCGCGCGAGCGCGGAAGGGCTGGGTGCATGGATGCACCCAGCAATCCCAATGAAGCGGCCATGCTTCCGGCCCACCCCGCTGCATGCCGTCGCGATGGCACTCGACCTGGCGCCACACTAAGCGGCGCCAGCGCAACGAGCGCGTCAGCCACGCATGGCGTGGCTCTACCCCCTAGCGCGCAGACGGCGTTTTGAACGCCTCAGCTGCTCGACAACTTCATCAACACCAACCCGCTCACGATCAGCACCGCCGCCGCGATCCGCATCGCGCTGACCTGCTCGCCGAGGAAGGTAATGCCGATCACGAACGCGCCGACCGCGCCGATGCCGGTCCAGATCGTGTACGCGGTACCCAGCGGTAACGTGCGCATCGCCAAGGACAGCAGCCAGAAGCTGGCGATCATGGTGACGAGGGTGATGATCGAGGGGGTGAGCTTGCTGAACCCCTCCGATTGCTTCATCGAGAACGCCCAGACGATTTCCAGTACACCGGCTGCCAACAGATAGATCCAGGCCATGCGGCCCTCCTTGATGGGGGCCAGGCCGTCCTGGTCAGTAGTTCCCGAAATGGGGGAGGCCGTTCCTCCTGTGCCGCGTATTTTAGCAATCCGCCCGCCGGATGGCCGCTTCCGGCGGCATCGGGCTACACGGGATTCAGCCTTCGCGTCTGGCACTGCATGCCGCGCATGCGCTAGAATGCGCGACTGCACTGCCGGACCTGTTCCTGCGATGCACCTTCCGCCTGCGGCCGGCTGATCCCTGATCGCCCCGCAGCCGGAACGTCTCTATGGTGGCCCCGTCGGCCCCTCGCGACGCTAGGTCGAAAATCCCGCCAGGGCCGGAAGGCAGCAACGGTATCGATCGACGCGGGCGCCGAG